AGGCGGGTCGTATTATCAGGGTCTATCGGGAGACGTATCCTCAAATCCCTAAGCTTTGGCAAGAGGCCGGTAGGTGTTTGGAAGCGATACATACAAACAGACCTGCCCCTTTCGGGTTGGAAGGAGTCGTGTCATTCGATTACAAAAGAAGAGGATTTTTACTCCCAAGCGGATTATGGCAACGATACGAAACCCTGCACCAAGTAACTGATGTTGAGGGTAAGACTCAGTTTGAATACAAGACTAGGCGGGGCGCAGTCAAGCTGTATGGTGGGAAGGTAGTAGAGAACCTTTGCCAAGCCCTTGCTCGCTGTGTAATAGCAGAACAAATGGTTAAAATAAGCAAGCGTTATAGAGTAGTCCTAACAGTGCATGATGCAGTAGCGTGTATAGCACCTGAAGCGGAAGCAAAAGAAGCGCAAAAGTACGTAGAAGAGTGTATGAGATGGCGACCCGACTGGGCGCATGACCTACCACTCAACTGTGAATCGGGTATTGGAAATAGCTATGGAGAATGTTAAATGATGGACTACGCAGGGTTTTTACTAGAAGCAAGAAAGCACTTGAAATCATACGAAGAATCTGTTATAAAAAGGAACTATGCAGATGCCCAAGAACACGCATTAAATGCGTTTGCAGAAGTCCGATTATTGTTGCAGTTAGCGAAAGATTCAAAGGATGTCAAAGAGGGATAGACCGATGCAAGCCGATATGACCCAGCAAGAAGTAGCAGATGCGCTGGGTACTACAAGAGCGGCAGTAGCAGACATTGAAAAACGAGCATTACGTAAGTTACGAAATGAGTTATCAAAACGTGGCTATACGATGGAAGATTTTTTTACGTGGAAAAAGAAGAGGATACCTAAAATATGATTGGCTTAACAAACGACCAACGCAATAGATTAATGAATGCGGCAAGTGGGTTCACAATGGATGAGCGTTCTAAACTGACTTTGGGAGAGAGTCAAGTAATAGCAGATAGAATTAATAAGGTGTTGTACGAACTGCATATGGAAAACCCTGCGGCTTTTGTAACTAATGCCGTACCTTCCTTGGGCGGTATCGAGTTTACCTCTAACTACGCTATGGTAAGACGCCGTAAGTTTTATGATGAGCCAATTAAAGTTAAGGCTTCCGAATACGCTGGTCACGAAAAAGCACTACCAAAAGGGCTTCGTTTATGAACATTCAATGGGCAGAATCCTACGAGATAGAAGATGGTATTAATGCGGTATGGGGTGTTAAAGATATTGTCGATACGCTTATGTGGCGGTATTTAGATCATCCAAATCACATGACTGAAGATGAAATGCACAACCACTTGCACGCTATTTCGGTACTGATAGATATGCACTGCGAGAAGCTAATGGATACATACTGCAAGGTATATAAGCTTAATGAATATGCCCCCGATGATGTAAAAGAACATAGAGCAAAAATACTTAATTCTTTAGCCGAGTTTCCTATTCCTAAAAAGAAAGCTAAAAATAAATGAACTTCACAGAAGATTGGTTTAGTCACAACATACCGAACTTTGAAACGTGTATGTCAGCAGTACCCGATAAAAAGTTATTCCTTGAGATAGGTGCGTTTGAAGGTCGTTCTACTTGCTGGCTACTTGAGAATGGACTAGCAGATAAAGGTAGCATTATTTGCGTTGACCCATTTAGCGGTAGCGTTGAGCATGGGGGTATTGATTTTCAAGCGGTAGAGGCTAGGTTTTGGAGCAACACTAACTTAGCTAAAAAATCGTCAGGACAAACAGTATCTTTAATGCGTACAACTTCTTATAAAGCATTAGCAGAAATGATTGGGTTTAAATATGCGTTTGACTTTGTTTATGTGGATGGTAGCCACGCTCCTGATGTTGCTCTTACTGATGCTTGTATGGCATGGGGGCTACTAAAACAAGGTGGTGTTATGTTGTTTGATGATTACCAATACCCGCATGAGCCAACTAAGGTAGGTATTGATTCGTTCTTACTATCTTTTGAAGGACACTACGACATTATCTTGAACAACTACCAACTAGCAGTAAAGAAGTTATGACCCGTATTGCAGTAATAACTCCTACGATAGGTACACATTATTTAACTGATGCTATTCATAGTGTCGGGATGCAAGCAGAGCATTGGCTTGTAGTAGATGGTATTCCTTATGTTGACCCCGTTGTTAGTAGGATAGAGGCGCATCGGTACAATCAACGGCTAATTATTTTGCCTGAGAATACTGGGACTCCTCTTAAATCGTTTAACGGCTTACCCTACACAGGGTTCTTTAATGGGTATCGTATCAATGCGGCAGTACCCCTGTTAATTAATGCTGATTACATCATGTTTTTGGATGAAGATAATTGGTTTGAGCCTGACCACATCCCATCTATGGTTAAGTTATTAGAGGAAAAGAATTTAGATTGGTGCTATTCATTAAGACGGATAGTAGATAAAGAAGGTAATTTTTTATTTAATGATGAGTGCGATAGCCTTGGCGAAGAACCTAGCTGGGAGCACGGCTATAAATTTGTGGATATGAATTGTTACTTATTTAAAAATTGTGTAATTAGTCAGATTGCCCACGTTATGTTTGATTTAGTAAACACCTATGCTGGGGATAAAAACCTATACAAAGAAGCAAGCAACCGATTCCCTAACTTTGCAGGTACAGGTAAACACACAGTAAATTATAGAATGACCCGTGAGGGGCAAGTAGATTGGTATGCAAAAGGAAATAAATTTAAAAAGGAAACAAAGTGACTGATAAATTAGTAGAAGAAGCCCCATTACAACCGGGTTACGAAGACGCAGTAGAAGTACCCTTTCCAAAAATGCCACAAATACTTGTCGCTACACCAATGTACGGCGGTATGTGTCATGGTTCATATACTCTTGGAATGATACAAATGGTTAGTGTATTTACACAAGCTAGAGTACCTTTTCAATATAGTTATATGATGAATGAGTCGTTGATTACCCGTGCCCGTAATAGTTTGGCTAATGACTTCTTGGCTACGGACTGTACGCATCTTATGTTTATTGATGCCGATATTGGGTTTAATCCAAACGATATTTTGCGTATGATTAATACTAACAAAGACATTATCTGTGGTATTTACCCTAAAAAAGAAATTGATTGGGTTCAAGTAACTAAAGCAGTTCAAGCTGGTGTACCCCCACAAGAACTTAATAGGCATACTGGAGCATTTGTTGTTAATCTTGTTGATGATGCCGCATCTGCGGAGGGTGATGTTAATTCTCCAATTCAAATATCTAATGGTGGTACAGGATTTATGTTGATTAGACGTGAAGTGTTTGAAGGCTTGCTTGGTAAAGTACCAACGTACAACAACGATATGTTCTTAGCTGTGGATACAGAGCGCAAGCGAAAAGTAATTAATGAGTTTTTTGCCACAAGCATTGATGAAAAGTCGGGTAATCGCTTATTGTCAGAGGACTACCATTTCTGCAAGATCGCTAGAGAAGCTGGCTTTACAGTTTGGGCGGCTCCTTGGGCACAGTTACAACATTGTGGCTCTTATATTTTTAGTGGTCAATTACCAAAAGGCACATAATGACGGTCAAATATAATTGGTCGTACTCGTCGTTAAGCCTATTTAAACAATGCCCCCATAAATACTATCGTCTTCGGATAGTAAAAGACATTGTTGAACCCCCTGCCGAGCACTTGAACTACGGACTTGAAGTGCATAAAGCGGCTGAAGACTATATAGGAAAGGGCACACCAATACCTGAAAAATATATCTTTATTAAAGAACACTTGGATAAGTTAAATCTTATTGAAGGCAAGAAGCTTTGCGAATATAAGATGGGCTTAAACAGTAACCTAGAACCATGTGGGTTCTTTGATAAGGATGTATGGTGGAGGGGTGTGGCAGACTTGGTTATTATTAACGACGATAAAGCCTATGTCATTGATTATAAAACAGGAAAATCCGCCAAATATGCAGACACTAAGCAATTAGAGATTCTTTCCCTAGCGTTATTTAAGCATTTTCCACAAGTCAAAAAGGTCAAAGGTGGGTTATTATTTGTAGTAGCCAACGACCTTGTCAAAGACAATTTTGAAGCAGATAATGAAGGGGTCTATTGGAGCAAGTGGTTAGAAGATACTCAACGCTTAGAGGCGGCAATTAAGAATGACGTTTGGAACAAAAAACCTAACTTCTCGTGCCGTGCATGGTGTTCTATAACCGACTGTGAACACAACGGAAAGAACCATTGATATGCCATACACCAAAACACCTAGACCCTATGCCCACGAATATGATATGGAAAAGAAACGTGGTGAGCATGAGCGCCGTATGGAACGTCAACGTGCTAGACGTGCTATTGATAAAACAGGCAAAGATGCTAACGGAAACGGTAAAGCAGACAAGCGTGAGGGCAAAGACGTAGCCCATAAGAAAGCTTTAGATAAAGGCGGTTCTAATAAAAACGGTACGTACATTACTACTGCCGCCAAGAACCGTAGTTTTAAAAGAGATTCAAAAGGAAACTTAGTTTCTGAAACAAGCGTCAAAGAACGTAAAAAGAAATAGTTTTTTGTTGGTGTGTTGTGAAGTAAGGTACGAGTGCTAACGACAGGGTTACTCATTTCCTAACTATAACCGTACCAGTTGGGGTCGCCTTCTAGATATTTTTCCCTTCACGGGGTATCTTGCTTCCTTTGGTGATGACCTAACCGATTGACCTCCGTAAGAGGTCGCTTTAAATCAAAACTTGTGTTTTGGTCGTATTCCTATTGGAGAAGAGATTGCAAATCATAGATAACAAGGCGTTGCTACTTAAAGTACGTGACCCAAATCGCATTACCACAGTGATACCAAAGAGTAAAGTTTTAGAAGATGGTCGGGTGCTAGTCAAGTGGGGGCTGGATGAAGCCCAAGTTTTAAAGAACCTCAAATACAAAGACGTACCTTCTCCCATCAGAGCGCACTACGACTGGCCTGGGCTTTATAAACCGTTTGCTCACCAGCGTACTACTGCTGAGTTCCTCACTCTGCACCGTCGGGCTTTTTGTTTTAACGAGCAGGGTACAGGAAAGACAGGCTCAGTCATATGGGCGGCAGACTACCTTATGAAGTTGGGGGTTATTAAACGTGTTCTAGTTCTCTGCCCACTATCCATCATGCAATCGGCTTGGCAAAACGACTTATTTAGATTTGCTATGCACAGAACGACTGCAATAGCCCATAGCTACTCAAGAGAAAAAAGAATCCAAGCTGTTCAAAGCGACGCTGAGTTTGTAATTTGTAACTATGACGGGCTGGGCATTATTAAAGATACCGTACTTGCCGAGGACTTTGATCTAATTGTTATTGACGAAGCCAACGCATACAAAACGGTATCTACAACACGTTGGAAAACTCTTAACTCTATTATTAAACCTAAAACTTGGTTATGGATGCTGACAGGTACACCAGCTTCTCAATCCCCTACGGATGCTTACGGGTTAGCACGGTTAGTTAATCCTCAAGGAGTTCCAAGATTCTATGGTTCATTCCGAGATATGGTGATGTACAAGTTAACTCAATTTAAATGGGTTCCAAAACCAAACTCAGAAAGAACCGTACATACGGTATTACAACCTGCAATACGTTTTACAAAAGACGAATGTTTAGATTTGCCTGACATGACTTACGTAACTAGGGATGTACCTCTAACCGCACAACAAGAAAAGTACTACGAAATCATACGTAAAAATATGCTAGCCGTTGCCGCAGGTGAAGAAATTACAACAGTTAATGCCGCCGCAAACTTGAATAAATTACTCCAGCTTTCATGTGGTGCAGTCTATTCAGATAGTGGAGAGGTCGTTGAGTTTGATGCCTCTAATAGAATCAATGCCTTAAAGGAAGTGATTGACGAAGCTAGTCATAAGGTGCTAATATTTGTTCCCTATCGGCACGCTATTGAGATTGTTACGGAAGAATTGAAAAAGTCAGGATACACTGCGGAAATTATAAATGGCTCAGTCTCAGCCGGTAATCGCACAGACATCTTTGCTCGTTTTCAAAACGACGCTAACCCAAAAATTCTTGTAATACAACCACAATCTGCGGCTCATGGAGTAACACTGACTGCGGCTAATTTGGTGGTATGGTTTTCCCCCATTACTTCAGTTGAAACTTATCTGCAAGCCAATGCTCGAGTACATAGAGCGGGGCAACACAATCCTTGCACGGTGGTTCACTTACAGGGTTCACCCGTAGAAAAAAAGATGTACAAGATGTTGCAAGGAAAGGTAGACATACATACAAAAATGATTGACTTATACAAAAATATAATTGAAGATGCCTCTTGACATTGTCAAGGTTTGGTACTAAATTATAGATATAAACAGAAGGAGAAGAGATGAGTGACCATGAAATAAAAGTAGACAAGCTAGTTAAAGCTTACGTCAAAATTCGTGACAAGCGCACAGAAGTAAAGCGTGAGTACGATGAACTAGGTGAGCAACAAGAGATACTAAAGAACGAGTTGCTATCCATCTGCAAAGAAACAGGCACAGATGGTTTAAAGACCGCATTTGGTACGGTTACTAGAAAGCTAAACAAACGTTACTGGACAAGCGATTGGGAATCCCTTTATACATTTATGAAGGAACACGATGCCTTTCACTTTCTACAACAAAGAATTTCTAATGCGAATGTGGAAACATTCTTAGAAGAAAACCCCGATCTGCACCCGCCGGGGCTTCAAGCGGATGCTGAATAC